AACACCAGTAACAGCCATTGAGACTTGGCCAAGTGCCGACTTAACTATTTGTGAGTTGTTAGTAACAGCCTTCAATCCACTGCTCATGGATTCAACCGCCTGTGATGTTTGTTTGGACACGTTGTTAGCGGATTGTTTGGTTATTTTCTCAACCTCTTTCCAATCTGCTTTGTACCCTTTGGTATTAACGCCAACGCTTACTTGTAGTTTCTTTGCCATCAGATGTTATAAAATATCATAAAGTCCAAATTATTGTGGTAAACGCCTTCTATTCCCGCAGAGTCGGTAAAATCTTGGGAACCGTCAAATTTTATAGATTGCACTGTCACGCCCCCATACTCCCCAAGTGGTTTGTCGGATAAGGCATTCCTAACGGCAATGGACAACTCTATTGATTGCTCATAGGTATCGGCATAGCACGAACACTGAACGCGCGCTTCAATCGCATTGAAACCGCTTTTTGAGTTTTGTGGATTTGAGGAAATAACGTAATAAACGACACAAGGCAGGTCAATCCCTTGACGCGCCTCGTTGCCGTAGATTCTTGGCGTTATGGCAGCAACAGCAGAATCCCCAGTCAATATGCTATAAATTACCTTACCTACCTCCATTTAGTATTTTTTCAATTCCTTTTGCGTCAACTTTTACGCCTTCTTTGTCTATTGTGAACTTTGACCAGTCAATATGTTCGTAAATTGACTTTGGTAGTTTTTTCTTTTCCCAAGGAAACTTATAGCTACCAGCCTCTTTGCTCATTGTGCTTGCAATGAATCGAGCCTGTTCCCAAGCTGTTTTTATACGTTCGTTATCGCCTTCAATGTTACCGCGAAGGAATAGGGAAAGGAAGCGAGGCGAAGCATTGTCAACCTCGCTTTCTTTCAACCCGTAGCCGTAACACATCATGCGAATTTTTTCAAATGTTATTGGCTTCCCTTTTTTTTTGTGTCTTCAACAGGTTCGTCGGTCTTGAAAAACTCCATAACAGCGGTTGTATACGCCTTGAAGTAAACCATAGCTTCTGCAAACTTTTCAAAAGTTTTTACCATTTCGTCTGCGCTTGCAAATGGACAAGGTTGACTTTTTGCATCGTACCCAGCCTTTATTCCGACAAATGCCACAGTCTTAACAAATGACATATCATTTATGTTGCGAGCCATTTCGGAAGCCGTATGGTCTATGCTGTTATGCCCCGCTGATAGAGATATTGTTTCAATCTCCAACCAACCATATTTAAAGGGGTGCATATTATGCGAATACTGATTGTGTTGCTGCGCCAGTTCCTTGCAAGTCTACGCTGAATGTACTTTTGTCATCATCTGGGTTATCCCATGTAAAATTCGAGATAATTACAGTTCCAGTAATTTTAGGGTCTCCAACAACACCTGAGCCAAAAACGACAGTCCATGTTGTGTTTGCCAAGTGGTCGGTCAGTACGTCTTGCATTGATGTTTCGCCAGCACCCACAGAAGTGTCATATTCTGTTATGCTTTCACAAGTCATTGTCCAATTCTTTCTGCCTTGTAGGAACTCAGCCCACTCGCCCGAAGATTTGGAAGATACGTCAATTACATTTTTGCCAACTGTAAAGCTATTGGCCATAAGGTTTGCAACAGCCTTTGCGGTTCCTGCTACGTCTTTGCTCAAAAGAACGCCCGTTCCTTTGATTTGTCCAGAGGTTTCTGCCATGATTTATTTTATTATTTTAGTTTTTGAATTTAGGATTATTTCCTGTAAACCCTTATAGACCTCTTCGACTACGATTGCCCCATATTGGTCTATTGCGGGCCTAAAGAATGGTCTTGGTGGTATTGCTTTAAACGGTTTGCTTTTACTCATTGTAACCCATTCCCCGTTTATCAATACCTTTTTACTTTCTTTTTTCTTTGGGAACCTTTCAGCCGCACCGTATTCTTGAATAGACGCTAAAGCTGCAATAGTTATAGTTCCCTTCCCATCAGGTGTGTAATCAGGTCCTATGAGTATGGTAAACGGGAATCTATGGTCGTCGGGGTTTATCATTTTTATACTTCTTGATAATCGACCAGTCTTTTCTCGACAAGCCAACCTCATTCCATCTACCATTGGTTGAGCCGCTTTTTTTAATAAATCCTTAACGGCTTTTCGGTCTAACTCTGAAAGTGATTTCATGTCCTTTTCCAAATCAGACAAGCCATTTAGTTTAATACCGTACTTTCTATTAATCAACAGTAGCGGCCTCCATCCTTATGTATTGGTTGCGGCCTACAATAGCCCGTGAACCTATATTCCAATAAGTATCGTCAAAACTCAGCCTATCCGTTACGGCAATTGCATTGGTATCAACATAATGCCCCGTAATTGTAACAGTCTGCCTAAATTCCTTTTTATTCGCACTTGTAACCTCGCTACCACCGTTGTAATTTACACGACCCCAAAACGTCAACAATGTAGAATATCCCGACGGCTTTGTTGCCTTTGAAAATTCACTATCCGTGTAGGTAGGTCGTTCAACTGTAATTAATACGTCCATTAATCCACTGTTCATACAAATTCCATTATCTTATAAGGTGAAAGAATGTATTCATGTCCAAATGGCAATTCAAAGGCACTAACGCCCACAACAGTTGTTCCCCTTTGTGTGTAAAAGTGTTCGCAGAGCAAGAAAATTCCGTTTCTCAATGCGTATGGAAACTTTTTGGATTCGTCCGCTGTTGCCGTTTCCCGTTCAAACCCTTCCGATACAGTGACTTTATAAAGCCACCCATACGAATAGGTTGAGGACGGGGCATTGATTAATGTTACATCGTAGCCGTAATTAGCCGAAATAGTCAATACTTCGTCGTAATCCGTTGCGCTTAAAGTCTGTAAATCGCCGTTAGAATCCCTGTACTTAACAGAACTAACGCCAACTATCCGCGCTGGGATATGTAGCGATTCGCCCGATTTAAAAAAATAGTCAACAGTTGATTTGCAAATCTGATAACCAAGGTAATTGGACACCATATCAAAGACACCATTTAGCAGGTTAAGAATATATGCATCGTCAGAATTAGAAGTAACGCGAAGATGCGCCTTCAATTCACTGACGGTTATATAATCCGTTGGGCTATGTGTCCTTGATACGACGTTGCGCATTACTCAGCTTCTTTTTTGCCTTTTTTTGGCTTTTCTACTTCAATCGCCCAACCGCCTTCAATTAGTGTTTGGGCTTGTTTTTCTTCAAACTCTGCTTCGTCACCTTGGAAGTAAGCAAGTCCAATTCGTGCAGGTGGTTTAATAAATTTGATAGTCATTTCACCGCGAAACCCCGCGCCATTTACGGCAGCGGGGCAAGCGGGAACAAATCAATGTTATGCAGGCAATGCGTCAAGCATCGCAGCAAAAGAAGTTGGGCGCAACACGTTTGCGTCCAAATAAGCATTCAGAATCACTTCTGTTGTGCCTTCTTTGCCTTTGGTGTATGGGTTTATCAATATGTCGATACCACCCCATGAAGCCAATGCCATATCTGCCCAATTACCGAAGAAGATGGCGGAACAAATTCCACTTGCTGTGCCTTTGGTAAGGGTAGAGCTTACTGAGGTCGAAACGGCGGTATTGAATCCGTTTAAGGTATTGGTGGTATTCATGATGAAGTTACCTTCAACACCGCTTGATTGACGTGGGGTGTTTTGCAATTTATTAACAACCAATGGGTTTGTTAAGTATGCAAGGTTACCCAAATCAGCGTCGTCAATTGCAACCTCTTTATAAAGACCTGTGATGTCGTCCCACAATGGAGCAGCACCGTTAGTACCACCTACAATAGAGCCAATGCCAGCGGTTCCAGCAAGGCCAGCAGGTTCACCGCTTCCTGAACCGTGCAACGCGCCAGCTTGTAGTTTAGCGGCAACAGCGGTCATTAAGAATCTTTGCAAGTACGCCTCAATAGATGGGCTTGATTGGTGTAGAAGTTGTTTTGAAACGTCCACAAAAGCAGCAAGCCTATTTGGTGAAAAACTGATTTTAGTTTGCGCTGGGCTAACTTCGGCAGTCGTATCAACCTCACCTTCCCATGCAGCAGTTGGAGCAGTGGTAAAAGAAGGTATGTCCAAGTTTCCAACTAAGTTGTCAAACATAGTAACCCCAAGACTTGAAAGAACCAAACGAGGTGAAAGTGCCTCCAAAAGACCACCCACATTTGTTTGAATGCCATAGCCTCCCTCAGCCCCTGAAGAACCTGTTGCAGTCATGTCACGTTTTTGGGCGCGAAGTGCGATTGTTGGAATACCAACACCTTGCACAGCGATACCGCTGTTGCGATATTCTTTTACTGCTTCTTCGTGCATTTCTTTTTCAAATCCTTCAAGTTTGCCGTCTTTTGCCATGTTCAATGCGCGAACAAACGAGAAGTTCTTTTGAACTTCTTTAACTTCATTGTTACTTGATCCTCCAGATGCGTTTGCGGCTGAATTAGCGGCACTACGCATTTCGACAGCTTCCAATTCTTGGAAACGCTTAACTTCAGCATCGAGTGCCATTAATTCGGCTTTAACCGTGTCAAGTTTAGCTCTTAACTCTTCAGTCATGGAACCTTCAGTGGCCAACAATCCGCGATATTCCGCGTCTTTTGCACCGTAGTTTTCACGGGCGGCCTTTAGTCTAAGTTGTGTATTCATTTTTTATTTTACTGTTAATTCGTAATAAGAACGCAACTCTTGGTCTCTCCAAGATTCGTCGATGGGTTTTTCAACCTCTGCTACAAATTTTGAACGTGATTGAAGCGCGCCGTCTTTTTCTCTCGCATAGCTTTCAGTTTCGTTGTAGGCTGGTAGCGTCACAGGCCCCGTTTCGTAAACTTTACCAACTTTCGTAATAGTTCTCTTCATGAAACGCCCGTAAACGTTAGAATCCGACCACGTTTCTTCGGCTATTTCAAACATAAAAGAAGATTTCGACACCTCCCCACGTTGGATATACCTTATTGGGGCTTGTATTTCGGGGTTTAAAGTGTCCAATTTGTTTGCAGAATAGACTAAATTACCGCCTCCATCAATGGAAACAACGGCAGTACCAGCACTTGAACGCCCTAAAATCGTATCAACATCGTGGTTGAAACAGATTAAAACGTCCGAAATATCAGCATCCTTGAACGCGTCTGCTGCAATTTCCTCTTCGCAGTACCCTAAATCGGTTGTAACCCCGACAACAGCACCTATTCCGCTAATTTCGGAAGGGAAGTCGCCTTCACCCATTGCGCGCGTTTCGCTATTGAAAAACCTTCTTATCATTTTAGTTATTCCCGTCGGGGTTATTTGTTTTTTGTTGTTTCATATTCATGCTGTCAATTTTAGCCTGTATCCAAGGGTTCATTTGACTTGTTGGAACCAAATTAGCGTTAACGTAGTAGGTTTCACCGCCTTCGTATGGATTGGATTCTTCCAAATCTCTTATCTCATTAGGACTCATTAGCCCGTCATTAAACATTATGCTGTAATACTGAGAACGAGCAACCGCGTCGGCTCTTAGCAGTGAATTAAAATTGTGCTTGAAATACTTTTTAGGCTTGTCTTTTTCGGACAATAGCTTCATCTTTAACTCCGCCTCAATACCAACGGCCCAAGCATTTAATGTATTACTCTGGAATGTTAGGTAATCCTGCTCCGTACTTGCTTTAATTGCGCCGTCGTCGGCTCCAATCATTGAGGCAGGAACACCGAATATTCGTGCAATGTCTTTATTAGAAAGATTTAACGCGTCAATATAACCCGCCTCGACTGGTGTCATGCTGATCGTTTGCGCTGCAATTCCACTTGGAACCGCAAAAACAAGGCCATCACCTGACAACATACTTTCCATGCTTTCTTTGGTTGCTTTTTGTTGTGGAACGTCCCAAGGTCTATCGGAATTGAGCATCCATTTTTTAGTGCCTGACTTGAATGCCGCCGACATAGATGCCATTGCGGCCAAGTCCATTCCCAAAGATTCGGCGTGTCTTATAATTGGGTTAATGCCCATGAATTGATTATCGAGACACAGCCCTTTAAAATGCAGCATATCGTAAGAAGATACGATACTTGGAATATCTTTATAAAGTGGGTCGGTTGTTGTGATTTGATAGTAAAGGCCAGTAAGCCCGATTAAGGGTTTAACCGAACAATTTTGCAAAGGAAGTAGGTTTTTTACCTGACCCAAACCGTCACGAAATATATAAGCATAAGAATTGCCCGTGTAAACCGCCCGTGCAATCATGTACTTTCTAAATGTTACGCCCGTCGTAAATGGGTTGGGTTCATCTAACAAAAGAGCAACCTTACTTTCCCTATCAACTACCCTTTTATTGCCGTCGGTTACATACAACTTCAAAGGCATTGAGCCAAGTGTGCTGGATATTACTTCGACACAAGCGTGAACGGCTGCAATAGATATAGCCGTTTTTTCGTTTACCGCCTTGCCTGAGTGATTTGATGCACCAAATTGCGATTGGAATGCTTCCATTAACCAACTATCGGGCTGCGATAAAGTAGAACGTTTTTCGAGTTTAGAAAATTGGTAACGTTCATTTATGGTAAGACCCGATTCGTCAATTCGCCTTTTTTGGTATAAATCGACATATCGCACGGGGCGAATTTATCATGACATTTACCCTGCGTTGTGAAACATTGTCACCTATTCGGTAACTATATATGATTTTACAGCTTTTGCAAAAATGGTTTGCATAAAGTTTATATTAGATGTATATTCGTGGCATGAGAAAAATACACTTTGCAGACCACTTAGAAAAAAGGATTGCAGAGGCGTTGCATGGTGCTGGAATTGATTTTGTGCATGAAAGCGAAAACAAAGAACAATCACTTGACTTTTATTTGCCTTTTTACGATGTGTACATAGAAGTAAAGCAATTTCACGCAGACCGCATATCAAGGCAGATGGAAAGCAAAGGCAATGTAATAGCTATACAAGGCGCAAACGCTGTTGACCTTTTTGTTAAAATGATACTTAGTGATAATGGAAATGTTTAAAAAGATATTTAAGTGGTTTGAGCAGGATGAAGTAGAATTTATTTGGTAGAACAAAAACTTTAACTATATTTGCGCTGACGGTTTTAAGAACTACACTGCAACTAAGAAGTGTATAAATAATCTACGCGCCCCCTTTGATTTGTTTCATTGGGGCTTTTTTTTGTATATGCTACGGCTTTTGAGCACTGTAAAGAAGTATATAGTCACTTATTTTTAATTAACCGATTCTTGACCACGCGGAAACTACTGTAACAGCTATAACGCCGCTTACCAAAGTATTCCTCATAGATTTCCTCCACTTGTTCATAAGCGTCTTCATACGTCTTTGCGCTGGGCAAGAACTTGAACCACGCCGCAACAAAATCATTCGTGTGGATCAGTCGCCTTTTTTCGATATCGGTCATATTACTATCGGTTGAAACCATTGTGATACTTCTTTGTTGTTTTCGTCTATTGCCTCTCCAATTGCCATTATATTAGCAATCACACCGTCCACATTCTTATTCGGGTCTTTGCTTTTGATAATCTTAACGTTTAAATTGGCATCACGATAAGCCTCCGCGTTTCCAAACATCCAAAGGGTAACGGGATTCCCGTCGTAAGTCCATTGTTTTTTGATTATCATTTCTTCGAGCCGTGAAGTTGGCAAAGTCATATTCATGATGCCTTGTCCAAACCCCCGCATTTGTACATCGTGATTATTGAACAGTCTCATAGCAAGGTCGTCGGCGAACATCTTATCATAACCAATTGAAATCAAATTGTACTTTTCTTTCAATTCGATTATGTCCTTTTCGATATATGCGTAGTCCGTGCCTTCGCCTTCGGTAACTGTAATCCACCCGTCTTCTACCCATTGCCTAATTTGTTTGCCCATAAACCCACCCCAATTTCTTACCCGTTCAGATGACAGGTAATATTTAGCAATTGTATGGTGTTTGTTGCCAATGGGAAAGTCCAAGTGGAGGGAACTGAAGTCATGCACTTTTGCCAAGTCAAGTCCACCATAACAGGTTGCCCGTTGTTCGGGAATAAAGTCACTTTTACACGCCTCGACAACGTCCTGCAATATCCAAGAATGATAAGAGTCAACCCAGCAATTCAGTAGCTTCGTAACAAATTCGTGTTTTTTCGATGGGGATTCTTTAGCCTCTTTAACTTGTTGCCTTACAAAATCGGGATTAACCGATACACCCCAATTCGGATTTGCCTTAATCCAAGCTTCTTCTTGTGCCCAATCGTCGTCCTGGTCAATTGTATAGATAATAGCGAATAAACTTTCGTCCACATATTTTTCACTCAATACCCCTTGGCAATATTCACGGTGGGCATAACAGGCAGAAGTTCTATCAAACCCAGCCGTCGTGATGGTAAACAATAAAGGATTTCGCCTCGCACCCATACCGTTTACGATTACGTTATAAAGTTCGTCAGACGGGTGAGCATGGTATTCGTCAATTATTGCACAATGGGGATTCAGCCCGTCCAAGGTCTTATGTTCTTTGGATAGTGGTTTAAATAAATTTTTATCCCAAACAACACGCCTATTGTTAAATGAATTGTTCATTACCATTTCAAACCCGTGCATGGTGTTGAATGGTTCAAGCATATTATACCCCTGCTCAAAGCAAATTGCCGCTTGGTCTAATTTAGTCGCAGCGGTGTACACTTCAGCCCCTGCCTCACCGTCGGCCATGAAGCAGTATAAAGCAACGGCAGCGCCAAGAAAAGTCTTTCCATTTTTGCGGGGTATTTCTACATATGCGCGCCTAAACCTGCGTTTCCCATTTACCTTAAATCCGAATATGTTGTAAATTATAAAAACCTCCCAAGGTTCCAAGTGAAAAAACTCCCCTGCTAAATCCCCTTTGGTATGTTTGAATTGCTGCATGAAATTTACAGCACCTTCAGCCTCTTCCAAATCAAAGTCGAAATTCTTAAGGTCGGACAAATATCGACCACAAGCCTCTTTTACAAATTTACAAGCTGGTATCTTACCGCTTATAACATCATTTGCGTATATGGTAGCTGGGTTACTTTGCACCTTTCTTAAGTTGTTCTATTTTGGATTGTGCTGGTGTGGATTTTTTTTGAAGTATTGCTACCTTGGCCATTGCAGCAGGATTAAGTCCTAACGCCTCAGAACATTTCAAACATTGTGAATGCCATTTTGCTGCAGCATTCGCGTCGTCTGTCTTTATCGACAATTCCCAGCGATACAAACAACGGATATACATTTCAACCAACTTAACGTCGGCAGCCTTGCCGTATTCATGCGAAATCAAATGCTTCCAAACAATCTCCCATTCGGCAATCATTGGAGTTTTAAAATCAGACGGTGGTACAGGGGTCGCCATTACAATTCCATCCAACAAAACAAAGTCTTTGTTCTTGTCGTCGGTAACGTTATAGGTTCCCTGTGCTTTTTTTACTTGTGTTGGTACTCTTCTTGCTGCCATATTATTACAATTGTAAATTAGGATGTCTAAATGTGTGAACGGACC